GCGGAATTCTGCGTGATCAAGGACGCGGACGGTGAGAACGAAGGATGTCACGCCACGCGGCCCGAAGCCGAGGCGCATATGAAGGCGCTCTACGCGAACGAGCCGCGAGCCGAGGCCGAGACGGTCGATTTCTGGGACGGCGGCGCGGCGCTGCGGGCCTGCGAGACGGTCGCCGACTATCACTCCGTCTGCGCTCTGGATCGGGGCGAGAGCATCACCGCGCTCACGTCGCGGTTCGGGCTGCCGCACCACCCCCGCCCTGGCGCACCACCGGATCGGGCCGGTGTGGCGGCGGCATGGAACGCGCTCGCCGGCGGTCGGACCGGTTCGCCGATGACCGGCCCCGGCATAGCTAAGGCGCGGTCGCATGTCCAGGCCCACCGCAGCGCTTTGGGGATGGGGGAGGAGGCCGAGGCGGCCTCCGGCATCACGTTTGCTGATGATCAAGAAGTCGCGGCATCGTTCAGCGTTGACCGCGAGAAACGCACCATCACTGGCCTGTTGGTTCCGTGGGGCAAGGTCGCTCGTTCGGGGTTCGCCAAATGGAAGTTCAGCCGAGGCTCGCTGCGGTGGATAACCGAGCAGCGGGTGAAGCTGAATGTAGGACACGAACGGAAAGAGACCGTGGGTGTCGGCGTTCGCCTGCAGGACGTCACCGCCGGCCTTTCGGGGTCGTTCAGGATCGCCCGTGGGGAAGAGGGAGACCGGGCGCTCTCGCTGGCCGAGGACGGGGTCCTCGACGGTTTCTCCGTGGAGGTCGACTTCGACGAGGGGGACGGCTGGCAGCCGGATCCTTCCGACGAATCGGTCCGCCTGGTGGGGAGGGCCATGCTTCGCGGCGTGGCGCTCACGGGATACCCGGCCTTCGATGACGCTCGAGTTGATCGCATCGTGGCCGCTCGGCAAGAGGGAGAAAAGATGGACCACGAGGAGGAAGTGAAGGCAGAGCAGGAAGACCCCGCGCACAACTTCGAGACGGTCCTCGAGAAGTGGACCGGCAAGATCGCGGAGTCACAGCAGAAGCTCATGGAGTCGGTTGGCGAGTCGATCTCCGCCGGCATGCAGACGGCGTTGGAAAGCATGGGTTCTCCTCAGGGTGGAGGGCCCGAGGCCGTTCGCGCAGCCCGTTATGGGACGCTCCGGGAGCCACCGGTATACCGCTTCGACGGCTCAGGCCATGACTCGCTGGTGCGGGATGCATGGGCGGCGGTCTACGAGAAGAACACCTCCGGCGGCGACGCCGCGCTGGATCGGATCCGCAAGTTCCGCAAGCAGTCCGAAGAGATGACCGAGGTCGTCACCACGCATCTGGCGTTCGCACCGCAGACGACGACGTCGGCCGCCGCGGTAATCCCACCCGGTTACCGGCCGGATCTCTACGTGAGCGAGCTCACCCGCGGGCGTCCGCTGGTCCAGCTCGCCTCCCGTGGGGCGATCGGTAACGCGACGCCGTTCACGGTCCCGGTGTTCACATCCTCGACCGGGGTGACGGCGGATCACGTGGAAGGGACGAACCCCTCCGACGGGTCGGTTTCGCTCACGACCAAGACCGTGACGCCGCAGGCGATCTCCGGTCGGTTGGTGCTCACACGAGAGATCGTGGACTCGGCGAACCCGGCGATCGACCAGATCGCGTTTGCCACGATGCGCGAGTCCTACGCCCGTCAGACCGAGACGAAGGTCTACACGCTGCTGAACGGGACCAGCGGTGCCGGTGGCACGATCACATCGGGCTTCGTGCCCTCGGGTGCGCAGGCCATCACCACGGCCAAGGGCACCGACAACCAGACGCTCGTCAAGATCATCCGGCAGCAGATCGCGGCCTACTCGTTCTCTCGGTTCGCCGCTCCCACCGGGGCGTCGATGGGTTCAGCCGCGACCCAGCTACTGGCGACGGCGGTGGATACGACGCAGCGGCCGTTGTTCCCTTGGACTGATGGACAGAACGCCCCAGGGCGTGCCGATACGCTCGAGGGTGGTTACCAGGTCGACTCGTTGCGGTTCGTGCCCACCTGGGCCAACACCGGCGTGGCTGCGGGGGATTCGCAGATCATGTTCATCAACTCGGCGGACCTGTGGGTTTGGGAATCCCCACTCCTCACGTTCCGCTACGACGAGAAGCAAGGGCCGGCCAACATCGAGCTGAACGTCTTCGGGTACTTCGCGACTCACCTGCTCCGTCCGGTGGGATTGAGCGGGATCCGGATCACCTAAGGAGGAGAGTGAGTTGGCAGCGATCACAGTTGCACCAGTCGGGTCAGGCATGACGATGGCAGCCGCATCCGCCGGTGGCGATACGGTCACCGGTGGCACCAAGGCCGGCGGTTGGGTTGCGTCTGGCACACCGGTCCTCGTGGTGGCGGTCGGCGCCACGCCTACCGTGGTCACGGTGGACGGGGTCGCCCAGGCGTCCTTGACATCGAAGACCGCCGTCTATCCCTTGTCCGGGGGCGTCTACACCAGCCGCTCGATCGCGGTGACTTACGACCAGGTCACGGGCGTCACGGTCGGCGCGCAGGTGCTCTGAGATGGCCGTCGAGAAGATCGACGAAACCGACGAGGGCTACTACGTCCAGAGCGGTGACGTCCGTGAGTGGCGCTGGAAGAAGGCCAAAGCGCCCGAACGCCTGGCCGTCACCACTGAGTCCGCGGCGGCGGTAGTGCCTCCGCGGAAGAAGGCCACCGCGAGGAAGCGGACCACCGCGAGGAAGAAGCGATGAACGGCTGGCTGATCACGATGACGGCCGTTCTCGTCGGCGTGTTCCTCGCCGATCTGCTCACAAGGCTGGTGCTCAAGTAGATGGCCGACTTCGCCACGGTCGCCGAGCTCGAGGGATTCATGGGGACCTCTGGGCTCGGCGCCCGTGGCACGGCCATGCTCGGCTACGCCTCGGCGGCGATCCGGCTGTTCTGCCGTCAGGACATCGAAGCCACGGCGGGACGACAGGAAGAGTTCGCGGGCGAGTGGAACCGGTACGCGATCCGCGTCACGCAGGTGCCCATCACCGCCGTATCCGCGATCACGATAGATGCGGTCGCATTCACGGAGTTCTTCGGCAACTACCTGGCCGGCTACCTCTGGCGGAACGACGGCGGCCCCTGGAATGAGGGCCCGATCTTGGTCACCTACGACTCGGGCTATGCGGCAGACTCCGACGAGGTCGCCGGGGTCAAGACGATCTGCCTGGAAGTCGCCGCCCGGGCCCTGACCGGCCCACCGGAGACGTTCGGGCTCGAGGTCGCCGAGCTTCGGGGCATGGCCCCGGCGATCTTCCTGACGGATGAGGAAAAGGCGCAACTGCTCGCGATGTTCGGGGCAGTGACGGTCGGATAGGGGGAACGATGGCCAACGCGCAGCACGAGCGAGCACGAAAGAACTTCACGAAGGCCGGGAAGGACAGCGCCGTACGAGCGCAGCAGCGCGTGTGCGGCACCGAGACCGTCGACGGGCCGTGCAGGGCGCAGGGGCTCTACACGGAGACCTTCCGGGGCACGGCGTACCACTTCGAGGGGACCTGTGAGCTCGGCCACGAGACCGAGCGCTACGGCTACGCGGACAAGGCGGTGAAGGACTGATGCCTGCGCTGCAACTGTTCGGGAAACTGGGGGCGAACGTCTTCGGCGGCGAGGCGGCCGGCGACGCGGCGCAGATGGACTACCTCTCCGACACGGTCAAGGCGACGCTGCACACGACGACGTATGTGCCAGCGATCGATACGGACGAGGTCAAGGCCGATGCCACAAACGAGCTGGGCACCGCGAACGGCTACACCGCCGGCGGGGTGACGCTTGGCACAAAGACCGTCTCCTACAACGCCACCGGGAATGTCACGACGCTCAGCGCTGCGGACTTCTCATGGACGGCTTCGGGCGGCTCGCTCGTGTTCCGCTACGTCGTCTTCTGGGACGACACACCGACGACCCCGGCGGATCCGCTGATCGGGTTCATGGACGACACCGGCGTAACGCTCGCTTCAGGCTCCACGTACACGGTAGACATCACGGCTTCGGGGCTGCTGACCGCGACGGCGATCTAGGGGGGAGGCAACGATGAAGAAACTCCTGGCCGGCCTCCTCATCGGGGCGCTGGTCGCGCTCCCGACCGCGAGCCTGGGCTCGCACATCAACGAGCCCACTGCGCCGATCACGGGACTCCGGCTCCACCTGGAGAACTATGCACTCAACCTCCCGGTCGACTGCACCGGCGTCGAGCCTTACGGGTTCGACAAGCTCCGCGTGGCGATGTACGTCGATTCGGCCGCCCCCCCTTCGGAGCACTTCACCGCCGGATTCACGTCGTTCTTCCGCGTGATCGCGAAAGGACAGGAGAGGTGGATACGTGAGGACGACTCGAGCTGGCCACATCAGAACGTCCCACCGCACACGGAGCTCGGGAAGTTCGATGCCTCACGCCTGTCCGACATGCTGAACCTGTTCGATCATCCAGGCTGGTGGCGCGTGACGGCCACGATCCGCGGGGATGAGTCCGGGACCGTCCTCGTCGATTCCTGCACTTTCCGCGTTGAGTTAGGGGGATGATGACATGGCGGATGGGACCCAGTATCGGGACCTCCGACAGCCAAACGTAGTCGTCGATGAGGCCACGATCACCCTCGCGTCGACGCAGAAGGCCCTATGGGTGCCGGCCCGAACGCTCCTGCCGGCGAACTACTGGTGGGTCGGCAAGGTCGTTTCGCTTACGGCGTTTGGGAAGTTCACTTCCGGTACGACACCAGGCAACCTGACGCCGGCGATGGCCTACGGCTCCGGTGACGCGCCGACGGCGATCGTGACCGGAGCCGCCAGAGCGGTGGTCGCCTCCGTGACGAACATCACGTGGATGATGGAGGGGTACGCACAATGTCGCGCCATCGGTGCGACCGGCACCCTGCGGATGTGGGGGAGCTTCGTAGGCGACCTCGCGATGCAGCTCTCGACCGCCCAGCCCAACTTGTTCCCATCTTCGGCACCAGCTGACGTCACCATCGATACGACCGTAGGGACGAACGCACTGACGTTCCAGATGGCGCGGTCGGGATCGACCGCGGAGACGATGACCACGACGGGCCTTCTCTTCGAGGCGCTGAATTAGGGAAAGGGGCCGTGAGTGGCGGTCTCTAACCCAACTGGGATCATCGCCAACGGGCAACGAGCCACTCAGGCGGCCTTCACCACCGCGAGCGTCGACTGGTCGGCCTACAACGGCAAGCTGATCGTCTTCAACATCGTCGGCCAGCGCCAGACGGCCGCGCCTCCCGCGAACCCGACGATCTCCG